ACCGTGACACCATTTCGGTTTTCTGTGATGGTGGAGACAAGTTTCTGATTGCTCCAACAAAGATTCCATTTGCATTTGGTCATCCATTTGTAATGTTGCGAAACTATGACATTCCAGACCACTTTTATCCAATGGGGGAATTGGAAGCAATTGAACCATTGCAGATGGAATTGAATCAAACCCGCACGCAGATGATGAATCACCGAAAGCGATTCTCACGCAAGTGGCTTTATCGTGAATCGTCTTTTGATGCAGATGGTCGTGCAGCCCTAGAATCCGACGAGGACAACGTACTTGTACCTGTTATCTCTGAAGACGGATTAAGCAACGCTGTTGTTCCAATGCCGGCAGTTATTAGCCCACCAGAGTTTTACAACCAGTCTGAATTGATTTCAAATGACATCAACCAAATATCTGGTGTTTCTGAATACATGCGTGGAGCTTTGCCAGAGGTTCGTCGTACGGCCACAGAAGCGGGTATTGTGCAAGACGCCGCAAACGCTCGTGCATCAGACAAACTTGCCGCAATCGAGCGCACCATCGCTGACTGTGGACGCAGGCTTGTCATGTTGGCACAGCAGTACATGACTGGAGAGCAAGCAATTCGTGTTGTTGGCGCAGGGGAAAAGCGAGCCTGGGTTCGCTTTGACCGTGACTACATTCAGGGTGAATTTGACTTTGAGGTGGAAGGTGGTTCTACTCAGCCAACAAACGAATCTTTCCGTCGTCAATCTGCAATGCAGATTATGGATGCAATGGCTCCGTTTATTCAGAGTGGAATTATTAATATTCAGAAACTCGCAGAATATGTTCTTCAGTATGGTTTTGGCGTAAAGCAACCATCAATGTTTATTACATCCCCAGAACAGGCACCAGCACCTGAGCAGGCTGCTCCTCCGATGGAGCAGATGCCACCACAAGGTATGCCACCACAAGGTCTCCCACCAGAAGCAATGATGCAAGGGGGGCCACCACAAGGTGGAGCCCCAGCAGGATTACCTCCTGAACTTGCACAACTTCCGCCTGAGTTGTTAATGCAACTTATGCAAGGTGGGGGAATGCAAGGTGGAATGCCTCCGGGTATGCCACCAGGCATGTAACGATAAAACCCTACATATAGAGCAACCCTTGGAGGACTCGAAATAATGAGCGAAATAACTGGCAATGAAGTCGTAACTGAATCGGCCCCTTTAGAGGGACAACCGCAGGAAGTTGTAGATGTAGTTGAAAACCTCAGTGAAGCGGAAATTGAATTGCTTCCTGTTGATGAATACGGTGACAAATATGTTTCCGTACAGGTCAATGGTGAAGAAGTAAAAGTTCCACTCAAAGAGGCGCTTTCTGGGTACCAGCGTCAGGCGGATTACACCCGCAAGACACAGGAACTTAGCGAGCAACGACGTCAAGTTCAATTTGGTGCAGCCTTGCAGGAAGCCTTGCAAAGCAATCCTAAAGAGACCTTGGAACTACTGAGTAAGCATTACGGACTAAACGAGTCAACCATCTCGCAAGAGGAGGAACTTTTATTAGACCCGGTTGAAAAGCAGTACCGACAGTTGGAACAACGAGTCCAAGCTTTTGAACAACAAAAAGCGATGGAGGAGTTGGATAGGACTGTTGCGACGTTGCAGAGCCGATACGGTTCTGATTTTGATGCAAATGAAGTTGTATCAAAGGCTTTGGCCATTGGTTCAACAGATTTGGAAGCAGTTTACAAGCAGATGAAATTTGACAGTATTTACGAAGACGCACAAGTTGTTCGTGAATTGCGTGCCAAGAAACTTCAGGAAACTGAACAGGTTACGCAGGCTAAGCGAAATTCTACTGTTGTAAGTAGCGGAACATCATCCGTCAGTGCCGATGTATCAGCAAAACCCATTAAATCATTGCGAGACGCATTTGAAGCCGCAAAACGGCAACATAACGTTTAGCGTTTAACCCCAAGGAGAAAATATCATGGCATCAGCCAATAGCAACTTTGACCAGTTGCTCTCAACTACACTTGCGAACTACCGTTCGCAACTAACAGACAACGTGTTTACCGCACGTCCTTTGACCTACCAGTTGATGGACAAGGGCCGCATTCGCATGCTCAACGGTGGAACAAAGATTGTTGAACCACTTATCTACGGCAAGAACTCAACTGTTGCTTCATACAGCGGTTACGATTCACTTGCTTTGACCCCACAAGAAGGCATCTCGGCTGCTGAATACGACTGGAAGCAGTACGCTGCATCTATCGCAATCAGCGGTATTGAAGAAGCCAAGAACAACGGTGAACAAGAAATCATCAACTTGCTCGAAGCCAAGATTATGCAGGCAGAAGAGTCAATGCGTGAATCGTTTAACCAGATGTTTTTTGCTGACGGAACTGGCAACAGCAGCAAGGACTGGAACGGCCTTGGAAACTTGGTTGAATCCGGCAACACTGTTGGTGGAATCAACTCAGCAACAGCAGGCAACGAGTTCTGGCGTTCATACGAAGAGAACACCGCAACTGCGTTGACTCTTGCACAAATGAGCACCGCTTACAACAGTGTTTCGGTTGGTAATGACCACCCAGACACTTTGTTGACTTCTCAGACTTTGTTTGAGAAGTACGAAGCATTGCTTCAGCCAAACCTCCGTTACACGGACACCAAGACCGCAGATGCTGGATTCCAGAACCTGTTGTTCAAGGCTGCTCCTGTAATGTACGATGTGCATTGCACCGCTGGTGTGTTCTACTTCCTTAACACGAAGTACCTCACACTTGTCGGCCACAGTGACAAGTGGTTTGCTCAGACGGACTTTATCAAGCCAGAAGACACAGATGCTCGCTATGCGCTTATCATGTGCTACGGCAACTTGACCTGTCGCAACCGTGCGAAGCAGGGCAAACTGACGGCAAAGACCGCCTAAGACCACTAACTAACAAGGAGAAATTGAAATGCCACTATTAGCAAATGACACAGATGGTGCTCTTACCCGTAAGCGCATCGAAACATGGGCAGCAAAGATGGAGAAGGTAACTGTTGTTGCCGCCACCGATGCAGCAACTGTTCAAGTAGCAGCAACTCTTGCTGGTGCACAACAGACTGTTTACACCATGACACCAACAGCAAGCCGTACCCTTACGACACCAACTGGTGCGGAACTGGGTGCAGCATTTACAGATGAGGGCGTTGGCTCTTCGTTTGAGTTCACTGTTGTGAACGTAGCAGCAGCAACCCACCCAATCGTGGTAACTGCTGGTGCATCGGGAGTGACACTTGTTGGTGTTGCAGCAACCTTCTCGGTTGCAGCAGCATCATCAGCATCGTATGTTGCGGTTTTTACTGCAGCAAACACGGTGTCCATCTACCGCAAGTAATTGAATCTGGGGGGTGGGCGGAAACCCACTCCCCTATTTCAAAGGAGAAGCAATGCCGAAATATTATTCAATATTAGATAACGGAGTGTCACCAATGGCAAGCAAGAAGTCTGGTTATAACAAATCTGGCGGAAAAAAGAATGACCCAAATCGTGCAAAGTTTGTTGACAAGTATGTTAAGCAAAACACGAAGTCAGCTGACCGTCCTGCAACAAAGAAGCAAGCACGCAATGCTTACTATTTGACTTCTGTGGACGACAAAAAGGGTACTCGTGGAGCAAAGAGCACTGGTGCAAAAGCAAAGACACCTGCTGGCTCAATGATGCGTACTCGTGCAGATGGCAACAAGCCAGGTTCACCTGCTGGACGCAAGTCCGGTATGGGACAGGCTGGTCCAAGTGTGCGTGCTGGCGTAGGCAAGAAAGCAACTTATCCAGGTAAGTCTGCTGGTATGGCTGGTGCAAGCAAGGAATCACGTGTTGCTGGTCGTTCAACTCGCAATCCTTCAACCTCAAAAGACCCAAAGCAAAAAGTATTTTTTGCTCGTGACGGTATTAAGAGCCGCAACACGCAGTCAAAAGAAGGAATGGGTGTTCGTGGTCGTTTGAAGGGCGAACAATCTGTTTACGATGCAGGTGGTTTGTTGAACAAAGCACTTGGATACAAAGCAGGTCGTGGTCGTGGAGGTGCTGCTCGTGAAGGTCTTGGTTCAAGTCGGGCAAAGACTTCAAGCAAGGCTCCACGTTCTGCTGCAAAGCCAACTGGTCGTCGAGACAAGAATCGTCGCACCTACTAAATAAATCTACATTCCCTCACCGCAGACTTCTTCTGTGGTGGGGGATATGTAACAAATCGGGCTAGTTGTATATGAAAAACGCCGTACCTGCCCATTCTTACTACGGACAGCCAGTATCTGGTATCCGCCTAGCCCCGACAGCGGGAGCAAAGATTGCTGCTCCATCTGCGCCATACATTGGTCGCAATCGTTGTATAGCCAACGAGGACTCTTGCGAGGGTCCGAAGGCACGGGGTACGGACTATTGCATTGGACATTTGAGGTCACAAGGGCGGGCTAAATGAGTATTAGTTTGAACACTCTTCGCTCACAGGTTCGCACAATGGCTGACCTTGATGAAGTGGACCTGCCAGACACAATTGTTGACCAGTTTGCTCGTGAAGGCTTCCAACGCATTTATGCGCTGGAACGCCGCTGGCCATACCTACAAGAGACCTACACTTTTAATACTGTAGTTGGTCAACGAGAATATACAATATCTACAATCGGAGATATTCGTGAAATTATCTCAGTTCTTGACACCAGCTCATCTGGTGCACGTTTGACACTTATCCCCTACGACAATGCTGAAGAGATTTGGCTTGGCAACACGGATGTTCCATCACGACCTTATTTCTATTCGTTTTGGGACAAGAAGCTTCAACTGTGGGCGAAACCAGATGCTGTGTATCCAATGACGGTTCGTGCTTTTAGGAACCCTGTTTACACCTGGTTGTCAAATGCCGATGAAACCATCGACCTTGACGAATGGTTTCATGCTTTGCTTCCGTACTTTGTACTTGGAAGAGTTTACCAAAGGCAAGAAGATGCACAGTTGTCTCAAATGTATTTGAATTCATTTGAACAAGGTGTTGGTCTTGCACGTCGTGACTTGATGAAAGCATCAAGTGCACAACCAGTTGTTATGTCTGGTGGTCGTCAGTATCCAACTATGCGTCGTTGGTTGCAGACGCTTGGGGCGACTATTGGCCAATGAGCAATGTATCCGTTGAACGCTACGACGACTTTACTGGTGGTCTGAACCTTAGGGCTGACCAATTCCAGTTAAAGCGTAATGAGTCACCCGACATGCTAAATGTCGAGGTTGACCCACGTGGTGGTTTGTTTGCTCGTGGCGGTATGCGTGAAATCAATAGCACGGCTATTGCAGGTACCTGGGCTCCACACAAACTTTATTCATTTGCTGGTGCAACACCGTATTTGATGTTGGCTAATGGCACAAAGGTTTACAAGTCAACTGGTGGCGATTTTAGTACTTTGCAATACTCATCTGGCAATGATGTGGTCGCAACTGCTGCACATGGTGCCTGCATGGTTACTTGGGGCAAGACTTTGTATTTGACTACTGGCACTTCTGGGAGCGGTGGTTATTCGTGGATAACCACCGATACCTACGCTACTGCTTTAACAGCTTCTGGTACTGCTCCTCATGCTTGGCAAGCAACAGCAGACGCTTCCGCCCACAAGATGCCAACTGCGGAACACATTACAATTCATGCAAACAAAATGGTTGTTGCCAACACTATTGAAAATAGTGTGGCATACCCGAACCGTGTTCGTTGGTCATTGGAATCAATTCCAGATAACTGGGACGAAGACAACTATATCGACTTTGAAGGTGGTGGAAACGGCATAACGGCTTTAGCCGTTGTTGCCGGTCAACTTGTTGTATTCAAACCAACAGCAGTTTATGTTGTTTATGGATATGACTTTGCTGATTTTCAAGTTGTCCAGTTATCTCCACAACTTGGTGCATTATTTCATGAGCACATTGCTGTGGCACCTGATGGTGTTTATTTCTTTTCACATCCACAGGGATTGTATTTTTATAACGGTACACAGTTGATTGATGTGTTTTCCAACTTGAAGTCAATGTATCCAGAGGGATTTATCAACTCAACACAAGATGACCAAATACATGTGTCGTACGCAAATGACCGTGTTTGGCTGGCAATGCCTTTTTCAAGAATCACATCTGTTGATTATCCATCTGTTTGTTTTGTTTATGACCCAACCATTAATGATGGTTCTTGGACTGCTTTTCAGATTGCTGACGGTTATGCACCAATTGGTGGAACCGACTGGACTAACTCATCTGGTCAATCAGACCCTTACATGATTCATCCCAATATTCCACGTGTTTTACGAGTCGATGTTTACACAGAGGAAAAAGATTTGCTGGCAACTGTTGAAACAAACTTTAGTTCATATTACAGAACTGGTTGGGTTGATGGTCGTTCTTACTCTATGAAGAAGATGTGGCGTAGGCCAGACATTGTTGTCAAACAGGTTGACACCGAAAGAACAATTAATGTGAAGGTTTTCCATAACTTTGAAGAAGCAACTGGAAATGAACGTAAAACGTTTAATATTCAATTAGATGCATCTGCAAGTGGAATGTTATGGGGTGAAGGTCGTTGGGGTTCTGGAACATGGGGTGTTCAAGCTGCTGGTGCACAAGTGCTTCGTGGTTCGAATCTTGGTCTTGCTCGTTCTGTGCAATTGTTGTTTACCGGTCCAAATGGTTTGTACTGGGGCATTGACAGCATTGCATACAAATTTAATACACGAAAGGTTACTGGATAATGGCTATTACTATTCCACACAGTTTTACTAGCGGAGCGATTGCTGAAGCGTCAGAAATGAATGCGAACTTCAATGCTGTTAAAGCATATGTTGATGACATATCTAATGGAACGAACATTGATTCGAGTGCAATTACCAATGCAAAACTTGCTACGAATGCTGTGACCACAACAAAGATTGCTGATGGCACAGTTACTTACGTAAAGTTGGATTCTGTGACTGTTCTTCCTGCTTTGGCAGAGAATGACCAGATTGTATTATCAGGACAGGTATTTGGATAATGGAATACATTGTTGTTCCAGCAATCAATACTCTTAAGTCAACCGATGCTGTAGCAATTCGTGAAATTACTTTTACTTTAATCAAAGAAATAACGAAACTAAGAAAAGAATTAGAAGACATGAAGAACATGCAAAACGAAACACCAAGAAGGAGTGCTAACAGATAATGGCTTACAATCCAGCACTTTTTGAACAGCAACGCCGTGGGCTTATGGATAACTATTCCGCCACTGGTGCAATGCAGGCTTATGCTAATTTTATTTCCAATCAACGTGGAGCACGAGGTCTGCAAGACCTTCGTGAAGGTTTCCAGAAACAACAGCAACCTTTGGTTGCGTCGTTTGGTCGTCGTGGACTACAGGGACCAAATGTTCGTTCCGGTGCTTTTAGAAAAGCAATGGCTGATTTTGGAAAGAATCAAACACGCCAAACTGCTGATTTTCAGCGTTCATTGGATGAACAGAATCAACAATTTGGTTTTGGCAATAGGCAAAGAGAAGCACAGTACCAATCCGATTTGGCGAATCTTGAAAGCAATAAGGCTTCACAAATAGAACAAGATGCCTTGGAACTAATGAGAATGAGAGCAGGAGTTTAATATGGCAGCAGATAGAGGGACTAATCAGCAGGGTAAGAAGGTTGTTGCTACATCTCCTGGTGTGACTACTTGGCCAACACCAACGAGAGACTTTCAACCAACTACTGCAATAAGCGATTACGGTACAAATCTTGACCGTATTTCACGTACTTCTTGGTTGGATTCTACCAACAGGATTAACGCTGACCCGTTCAATTATGATGCCGCCACTCCTGAACAACGTACTGCTTACAACATGAAGCATTATGGAGATGAAAGTGCACCAACTGTTGGCTCTGTTGATATTCAGAATCCAAATGCTGGTCTTGCTGCTGCTCTTGGTACGGGTGGTAGTGGTACTTCTGCTTCTCGTCTTGAAATGCTTAAGTATCAAGATGCACAGCGTCAAGCAGTACTTGACAAAGTTAAGGAACAGGCACGCTATAAAGCCTTGCAGGATTACTACCAGACTGGTGACTGGCGTGAACTGTACAAGAATCTTGGTTCACAACTAGACACAATGCAGACTCAGGGAACTGGTCAGATTGCTGACATTTACAAATCTGCACTTGGCAACATTGGTGCGGGCTACGCTGACGCTAGCCGCATGACTGGACAGGGTTACAATGCGTTGAACCAGTATCTTGCACAAAACAATCTAAATCCATATGCTGGTGCATCGTTTACTCCGACCACAGTCCAGGATGGTTCACAGCAGTTTATGCAGGCTTATGGTGTTGACGCACCAGAGGTTGCACAACAAGCGGCCACAGAGAATGCTTATAACCAACAAGGCGCACAGGGGTTTAACACCATGTATGACCTTTTGAGTCGTGCAGCACAGCAGTCACAGCAGTCAAGAATGAATGAATCTCAGATGGCACAGAACTTTGCCAATCAGGGTCTGTCTTCGACTCGTGCTGCTTACGAGGCAATGGCTGCAAAGAACCAGCAGGAATCACTTTCTGATTTGCTCAATCGGATATCGTCTAGTCGTTTTGACCTTGCTCAACAAGAAGGCGAAAAGGGTCAGACGCTTCAAGAGCAGATTCTTGCGAATACCGGTAATGATGCTCCGCTTACAAAGCAGGAGCGGATTACTCAGCTTGCGGCCACAGCACCGAACTTTAAGGCCGCTGTTAAGCAGTTTGCCCCTGCATATATTGAGAAGAACCCTAAAGCGACTGTGGCCGAACTTAAGAAGAAGTTCCCTGCTTTGGCTAAAGCCTTTAAGTAACGAAAGGGCTTATTGAGTATGGACGAGCAGACACTTGCGCTTATTGCGGCAATGCAATCTGGAAAATTAACAGACTATTCTTCAGCAACAATGGACCCTGTCTTGTCTTTTTTGATGGGTACTTATCGTCCTAAGCCACAGTTTGATGAGAATCAGATGTGGGAGCGTTATGCTCCCAATACCTTGTTGGCTGCACAGGGAGACCCTAAGGACCCATACACAATTGCTGCAGCAAAGATTCGTGCTGGTGCAGCACCTTGGAGTCTTTATGATGAGATTCCAGAGAATGTTAAACCTGGTTCTTGGGCGAAGTTTGTTGACTCAATTGCTAATGAACAGCAGATTGTTAAATCTAAAATGATGGAACAAACATTAGAACAAGACCCATTTGAGAAGCAGGGTCTTCCACGTGCTGATGCAAAGTATCAACTTGAAGATATGTACAAGTATGCTCCAGATGCTTTTGGAAAAATTATGGAAGGTTTTGATGCAGCATCTGCTGCTGAAAACAAGAAGAGGTCTGAAATCCGTGGCATGTATGGTGATGTTTCTGCCATAAGCAAGCAAGACAAGATGAAGATGGCGATGGAAGAGCAACGCAGAAATGCTCTTCTTAATAAGGAAAAAGAATCTAGCGATTCTGTTTGGAAAACCATTGGTACTGGACTTGGCAAGGCTGGTCGTATTTTGCCGATGATTATGACTGGTTCTACTGTTGGTGGTTTTGAACGCAGAAAACAAGAATCAGCAGCCGAAGAGGCTCTTAAGGAAGATAGGTTTAGCGGACCCGTTAAAGATGTTGGCAAATCTGCTATGAACGATGCTTATGCAACTTTTCTTGAATCAATGCTTGCTCGCAAACCAGGAACTGCAAGTCGAAAGGCGTCTGACGCTGAGAGACTTGCTGGTGTAATACAAACAGAACTTGAATCACGAGGTGGTAGTCCATTAAAAGATGCACTAATACAAGCCGCAATGATGAAGGCTGTACTGAAGCGTGGTAAGTAAAAACCAAGACCCAAATGCAGTTCTTAATGCCTTAAAGCAAATTACTGCCAGCAAGACACCAAAAGCAAAAAGTGTTTCATCAAATATTGGCAAGCCTGCTGTTGGTGATTCATGGCTTACTGGCAACCTGCTGAAGCAATTGGATGAAAACCCCTACAGGAAACCCGGTACGTTTTTTCCTAAAGGTCCACAGTCTTCTACTGACCAACAATTGTTTGATGCTATTTCTACAATCAAGCAAGGTGAAGGCGCAATGGGTATTCTTACTGCAGCTGACACTCCGAAGCGTGCGGTTATATCTTCATTAAGGGAAGTTGTGGATGCTCTTGATTTCAAGGATGAAACCAAGGCATCCTTTTCGGACTGGAAAAAACAAACACTTGACAGAGAGTTTGGTTATGGTCGTGCTTTCCCAATAAGTAGTAGCAACTTTGTTGGAAAATGGGCTGGACGAACTGTTGGTCTTGTTGGTGACTTGATATTTGACCCTGTGAACTGGGCAACATTTGGTGCTGCCATCCCTTTTAAGGCTGTTATTAAAATGAGTGCAAAGGAGTTTGCAGAAGCTGCGGCCACAGGAGCAGCGAGGAATTATGTTGTTACTGAGATTCTTGAAGATGGTTCTCGCTTAGTTCGTGCACGTAGCGCAATTGGTAAGAATGTTATTGGTCGTGATGGTCGTAATGCTTTGGCCAAATTTACTCGACAAAGATTAACTACTTTGCGTAATGAGGGTGTTGTTGGTTATGAGAATTTAACCGATGACATGATTACACAGGCTTATGCAAAAATTAGTGCAAGAGGCAAGAGTGAGTTGTTTAATAATCCGAATATACCAAAGGGTTTTGCTGAGTCAATTGGCGTAAGAAGTCCTGGTGTTTATTACTTTGGTAGCAGGGTTAAAGTTCCACTTACTGGTCCGTTTGCCGAATTGTCTGAAGAGGCATTGACGGAGTTGCGTTTATTTGTTTCTAACTCCAAAGCCGGTAAAGCGTTTCGTCGTGTAGCAACACCTGGTGGTGTTGGTCGTGTTTCTCGATTTGGCACACAGGAAGTTGATAAAGATGGAAAGATTGTAATTCGCAATGCAATTCCAGATGCTCGAATCAACCTTGCTGATGGCAGTCTGATTGAACCAGAAGATATTCGTCGTGCGACAATTGTGGTCGAAGGAAGCGACTTTGCTCGTTTGAGAAACACTGTTCATATTGAAAATGAATCAATTAACTTTGCACCATTGGTTGACGAACTCGCTCGTGTTGAAGGTGGCCACAAGTATCTTGACATGATTCCACGTGCAGACCTTGAAGGAATGGTTCCTTATGACCCCGACGCAAGCATTGCGTTGAGGGTCAGGGATTACATGGACACGCTTTGGCAGAAAGTTAATAACCGTGGTTCTGAAGTTGGTGCTTCACCAATTCCGTATCGTGAGGGATACTTTACCCATCTTGAAACAGTTGAAGCACAAAGGCTTCGTTTGAAGATTGGTGATGATGCATTTGAAGATTTGATATCTCCTGCAAATAAAGCAGAGAGGCTTGCCAATAGGTCTCAACGTCGTAATGTTTTTCGTAGAAGAACACTTGAAGATGGTGATGATTTTTTTGGTGTAAGACTTATTGAGTCTGGACCAGATGCAAATATGGATGTTGATTCCTTGAATAGAATCTTTCGTGAAAAGGGTGGATTTAATTTTGATTTATTTGAAAATGATACAGCGACTGTTCTTGCTGAGTATCTAAAGCAATATGCAGAACAAATGTCTTTTTATGACATGTTGGAATATATCTCGAAGAATTACCCTGAATATCTTGGATTTGGTGAGACGCTTGCAAAGATTTCTTCTTCATATGAAAGACAGATTATGGTTGATGGTCCTAATCAGGCTTTTAACCAATTGCAAAATGTAATTAGGTCACATTCTATTTTTCTTGAAGATGCATTGAATTCTGTTAGGAGTGAACTCTTACAGAAGTTTCAGTCATTTGAATCAATGCTTAAGTCCCTTGAAGATGGAACTATTAGTCAGAAGACCTTAGATGATTTGTTTGAATCATTGAATGAACAGATTGCAATTGCTGATGGGCTTGAAGCCGAATACAGAAGTATTCTTTCTTCTATTTCATCTACCATGGAAAACCTTGATGGTGTAGGTGGATTTGATTTGTTCTTTCAGAATAGCAATGTTCTTTCAAACAAGTTTGATGAAATCAAGAAGCTTGCAGAAACAATTAAAACAACACCAAAAACTGACCCTAAGTACAATGAAATGATTAGTGATTTGTACAAGCAGGTTCAAAGTTATCAAGAATCAGTTGCAACTTTTTCGAGAAACCTTGAATTTGCTTCTGTGGTATCAGATGTGTTTCCTGGTTTGGCTGATGTTGGTCAGTATGGTGCTTCACAGCAATACGATATTTTTGTAAAAATTATCGATGAGATTGGTGGAGTGACTCCATCATCTGCTGCAAGAGGTCGTGCTGAGGGATTTGGCCCCAAGAATGCACGTCGATTTGGATGGAAAGAATCTGATGTTGTTGCTGTTTCTAGGGTTACACAAGAAGATGTAAGGTCCATTCTTGGTGATGTGCGTTCTGGCTTGGTGCCAGAAGCAAAGGGTGATGCCATGTCTGCAAAGATTGCATTGCTTTCAAAGTATGTCAAGTCAATTATTGTTGAGAACGAGTTTCTTGGTGGCGATACTGTTTCTGCATTTTTGCGTGACGAAAGAACCGGTCTTCGTGCTTCTAGGAATACGGGCCCATTGGATAAGAATATAAGAGTTAACAAAGAAACTCTTTATGGTCAATACGCCAAGGCTGTTGAATCCTTGAAGGCTGGAGATGTTAAGCCGATGGAGGATTTGATTATCCAGCAACAGGCGTTGTCCCAGATTCATAAGTGGGAGGAAATGTTTGCACCATTTGGAATCACAATTGGTGATGATGTTATTGATGAAATTGTTCAGCGTGAAGCACGTGAATATGCAATTATTGCTTTGCGCAATAATGACCAGGAAAGATTTGCTCAATTAACATCTGGCGATTTTGGTCGACAAGATGGTACGGGTCCTCTTGGCACTCATCGAATGATTGAACGCAAGAGAGTTATTGCCGAGGAGAACATCAAGCAATCCAAGTGGCGTATACCAATGAAACTTGCTGATGAAAAGGTTTCTCCAGAACAGGCTAGAAAAATAAACAAAGATGTTTTTCTTAGGAGAATGTCTCCAGAACAGAGGGAGATGTGGGGCCGTGTTCGTGCTGAAAACACAAAGTTTATTCAGTATGTTGAAAAGCGTATTGAAGAACTAAGACAGTTAATGCTAAAGCCAGACCAACAGGCTGTTAGCCAAGAAGTTGTTTGGGACACAGCGGAAAAGAATTTTTCAAGCGTAATACGCTTTTTGGATTCTGGTGAATTGTTTGGAATTGTAGACAATGCTTCTACTGGAAACTTTGTTCTTTACAATGATTTGATTAACTACTTGCATGATGTTGCCAGAGAGAATCCTTTGATGTCAGACAATTGGCCTGCATTTCTCGAAACAGTTACCAAGCAGATTGAAGAATTTGCAATCATTAATCAATACACCAATCCGATGTCCAAACTTTATGGTCAGCAAAAATTTGATTTAAGAGAAGCAATTACTGATGCTTTGCTTAGCGAAGTAGCAAATTCAAAGGTTGTTTACTTTTCTTCTGTTCGCTCACAAGACGACAAAGTTGTGGCCGAAATGTTGCGACTTACAAAACTTAAGGTTGCTGCACAGGAGACATTGAACAATCCGCAGGAATACTTTGAGCGTGGTGTCGGCAGGATTGAACTTGATGCAAGGAATAATAGGCTTAGGCCCACTCCTCGTCCTTTAGACGAGGGTGGCATGGTTGTTGATGCGAGAACTGGTGAACTGGTTGCGCCCACAAGAACCGAGTTGGACATCAAGCTTGCTGAATACAGAAACAGCGAGCAATACAATATTGCTTTTGGTGTTCAAGAAAATGTTAATAGTGCTTATGTTCTTTCATATTTGAATCTTGACAAGATGCCGGCAGAGTATATGCCTGGTGGTATTTCTTTTACTACTGAAGAATGGGACAAGATTGTAAATGGCGATTTTATTGAAACTGGTAGTGGTAAGTTCCACACTTTTATTACTGCTCTCAGACGTGACAGACAGATTTATCTGGAAAGTTCTTATCTTGGTGATAATGTTTCTAATGTAAGACTGCTTGAAGGATTTGTTGATTTTGTTATTGCAAACTTCCGTGATACTGATGCAGTGGTTTTGTCTGATGAAGTAATTAAATTTAGGCGTAAGTCTTTGGACCGTGCATTTAAGAAGTCTGAACATTGGGTTTGGATTCAAGATTTTTTGACACTTGAACAGCGTAAATTTGCTGAAGCATATGTTAAGGATTCTGTTGATGAAGTAAGACAGCTTGACTTGCTGACCAATACCGTAAATCAAATTGAAGAACTGGCTGCAAAGCAGGTTATTGATACGGCAGAGTATGGTCCTAATGCACGTGCAAGGTTGACAGATGCTCTTCTTGACTTGTTAAAGAATAAGGGCAATGTTAAGAGGGTCAATAAGGCTGAAACCAAACTGGCTCGTGACAATGAGGGTGTTCTTGAAACAACATTTCTTGGACGACTTGGTGAAGGCAAAGAGGTTGCAGATATTGAGTCTCTGCCGATTAAAGGCATTGACAGTGTTGATGTCACTGTTCTTGCAAGAAACAAACGTGCCGGTGAAACTATTGACCTGTATTTGTCAGCACCAAATATTGAAAAGACTGTTGAACAGTTGCAGCAAGAAATAGATATTTTGAGAAGGCTTGATGATGCAAAGATTGATACTCCTTACACAAGTGGCAGGTCTCGAAAGCGTTTAATACTTGACAGAGAAAAGGAAATTTCAAAGAGGGTTGAAAGTGCCGACCCGACTTTGACCCCAAGGGATATTGCATTGGCTTCAGAGCGTGTACCCGACAACTACTCTCCGTCTGTGGCCGAAGGAATTGCCGAAGATGCACGTACTACTGCTAGTAGGAGAACTGCATCAAGTGCTGCTGGTAATCGTACTGCTTCTGATTTTGACCCAGATATTCAAGAGATTGTTGATATTGAAAAGATTAGAGGCGGTATAGTTCGTGGCACACCACCAGAGATGGTGGCTGTGCCGAAGGACCAGTTTCCTACGACCACAGCAGTCGATGCTGATGGGTTGAAGTCTTTGGAGACACAACTTAACGACTTGCTTGTGGCACCTCGCACAAAGGCTGCGAGTGAGGCAAAGGATGCCGCAGAGCAGGCAAGGCAACTTGCGAATCGTATGCAGGATGCTTATGACCAGACTGCGTCACTGGCAAGAATTGACCCCGCTGTTGTTGCTGACTTGAAGAATCAGATTGACCAGTTATCAAAGTTGATTGATGATTCTAGGATTCCGGTTAAGCCGACGGTTCGTAGTTCTTCTGTTTACGGTCCTAGTGCTGCTAGGGCTGACA